TTCGATATCGAGGTGTATCCTAATTTGTTCGTAGTCGTCTGGAAGAAATACCACGATGACGAATTTACAAAATGGATTAACCCAACACCCGACCAAATTGAATATTTGTTGAGCTTCCCTATTGTCGGATTTAACAACCGTCGATACGATAACCATATTCTCTATGCACGATTACTTGGATGTAACAATCTCGAGTTATTCCGTCAGTCATACAGAATCGTTAACGAAAAAAATGCGAAGAGTGGAATGTATGCTGCTGCTTATGAATTAAGCTATACCGATATTTATGAGTACGCTCAGAAGAAACAATCACTCAAACGTTGGGAAGTTGATCTTGGTATCAAACACGTCGAGATGGAAATTCCTTGGGACCAACCTGTTCCTGAAGAATTAATTCCAGTTGTAGTTGATTACTGTGTTAACGACGTCGATGCAACTGAGAAATTGTTCGACGCTATTTATGCGGATTACGTTGCGCGTGAAATCTTGGCTACAATTGCCAAAGGCTCAATGAACGCAACAAACAATCAGCTCACCGCCAAATTTATCTTTGGTGACGACCCACGTCCTCAAGACAAATTTAATTATGTCAAGCTTGCAACTATATTCCCAGGATACAAGTACGAATTCGGTAAGTCGTATTATCGTGGTTTCGAAACTGGTGAAGGTGGATTTGTATATGCCGAACCGGGAGTATACAAGAATATCGCTTTGCTTGATGTCGAGTCAATGCATCCGAACTCTCTTGTAAATATGAATTACTTTGGTCCATATACTCAACGCTATGCTGACTTGCTTAAAGTTCGTGTGTTATTGAAACATAACAAGATTGACGAAGTTAAACAAATGTTTGATGGCGTATTGGCTCCGTTCTTGGATAATCCAGAATTTCTCAAACCTTTGGTAACTGCATTGAAGATTGTAATCAACTCTGTATACGGAATGACCTCAGCTAAATTTGATAACAAGTTCAAACACCCAGATAATATTGATAACATCGTTGCAAAACGTGGTGCGTTATTTATGGTGGATTTGAAATTTTCTATTGAAGAGCAAGGATATCAGGTTTGTCATATTAAGACCGATTCTGTTAAGATTCCAAATGCAGATGAGAAGATTATTAAATTCGTTGAAGACTTTGGCGCTCAAGAGAAATACAAATATCGTTTCGAACATGAACATACTTACAAACGTATGGCTCTAATCAATAACGCGGTTTATATTGCTCAACTCGAAGATGACAAATGGTCGCCGACTGGAGCCGAGTATGCTAACACGTATTTGCTTAAACGAGTATGGACCAAAGAAGAGTTGGTTGATAAAGATTTCTTCATCACTAAACAATCGAAAGGTCATATTTACTTAGGTGACGAATTCGTTGGTAAAGTTGGATCTATTTATGCTTCTAAGACTGGAGCAGAATGCATGTGGACAGAAGACAATGAAAACTTCAAGTCCATCGCTGGAACGAAAGGATATTTGTTCAAACAAACAGACAAGTTTGATATTGAAGATGTAGATTTCAGCTTCTACGATAAGATTGCTGTCGATGGTCTTAAGAAAATCATGAAGGTTGGTGATATCAAAGATATTGTTGACGACATGCCTAAGGACTATGTTGACGCTCTCGAACTTCAAGACAAGTATCCAAACACTCACGCCATTTCTATCAATCATGGAACTCTCAAAATCAAAACTCCTGAGAACGCGTGATTGAATTTTCCCGCAGGTCGATTATAGGCTTCGCAGGATTTACATGGCACATAATAGAGAGGAAGAACAAAATTCTGCTGATTTGTTCTCTTCTTTATTTTTTTGTAACAATGTCAGACTAACGTCAGAATAGAAAGGTATTTTGGAAGAAGTCGATTTCCTCTTCGCTCGAAACTTCACTGGGCGCCAGGAAAAATACAATCGTGCAGGAGACCGTCACTTTAACGTTAAAGTAAATCCTGAAGATGTCGACCTACTCTTATCTTATGGTGTAAATGTTAAACAATATTCTCCTAAAGATGTTCCAGATGATCTTGCCGCTAAGATGGAAGAAAATCCAGACATGTTCGAACCTGCGTATTTCTTCAAGGTCCGTGTGTATACACAATTTGGTTTACCAAGTATTGCCATTATTTATGATGATGGAACTACTCCAGTCGATGGAGATATTGATCCTCGTGACCGTATGTATTTGACTGAAGAATCGCAGCTATCAATTATCGATGATTTGGAAATCGCTATTTGCGATATGACCATTGCTCGACGAGACCCAAGTCCGGACGGACAGTACGCTCGTCTTAATCTTAAGAATGCCTACATCCGAGTGGTAGACAACCCACTACGTCGTAAATATGGCTTCTAATAAAATTGAATTATACGACTATCAACGTCAGGCAGTTGATAGATTGCATAATGGATCTGTATTGTTAGGAAAGGTCGGTTCTGGTAAATCCTTTACCGGCCTGTTTTATTATTTAGAGAATCACAAAGACTTACCCCTTTATATTATCACAGTAGCTAAAAAGCGAAATGATAAAGAGTGGCATAGAGATATGGAAGCTCTTGGTATAACGGGTATTGTAGATTCTTGGAATAATATTACCAAATACACTGATGTTGAAAATGCATTCTTCTTATTCGACGAACAACGAGCAATCGGTTATGGTTCGTGGGGCATGTCTTTTATAAAGATAGCCAGAAAGAATAAGTGGATAATGTTGACAGCAACGCCTGGTGATGTATGGATAGATTGGATGTGCTTATTTATAGCAAACGGATTTTACAAAAACAAATCTCAGTTTGTTGATATGCATGTTGAATACAATCCCTACTCAAAATTTCCACAGATCAAACGATATCATGGAGTAGACCGATTAGATAGACTCCGTAGAAGTTTGGTAGTGGCTATGGAAGACTTTAGAAAAACTAAAGTTAACCGACTCACAATCAACACATCTTTTGACAAAGATTTATATTCTCAGGTAATGAAGTCAAGGTTCAATCCATACACGGAAGAACCTATTACCAGTGCTTCGGAATTTACACAAGTGTTAAGAAGGATTGTTAATTCTTCTCCTCGTAGAAAAGAAGCTGTTAAGAATGAAATCATGACAAGAGATAAAGTTATTGTGTTTTACAACTATATCTATGAACTTGACATTTTGAAAGATATTTGTCAAGAATTAAATAGAGCGTATTATCAATATAACGGTGCTAAGCACGAAGCTATACCAAACAGTGACTCGTGGATATACTTAGTGCAATACACCGCAGGAGCCGAGGCTTGGAATTGTATTACCACCGATACGATTTTGTTTTATTCATTAAATTACTCATACCGAGTAATGGACCAATCCGAAGGTCGAATAAATCGCGTGAATACCTCCTTTAATGATCTTTTTTACATTTATTTCAAAAGCCCGGCTTCAATTGATGACGCAATATCTAGGTCTATAAAATCTAAAAAGAAATTCAATGAAAGGAATTGGGTAACAGCCACATGTCCAAATTGGAACGAGACTTTCAACGAGAACTAATCAAGGATATTAAAAATCGTTTTCCTGATGCTATAGTTAAAAAGAATGACTCTAGTTATATTCAAGGAATACCAGATCTATCCGTAGACATTGGACCATATTCCTATCATTTAGAAGTCAAACGTAGTGGAACTGCCCCGTACCGTCCTAATCAAGAATATTACTTAAACAAGTATAATTCAACAGGAGGTTGGGCTAGAACTATCTATCCTGCTAATAAGGAGGCTATATTGAATGAAATGGAACAAACATCCAGAATTCGAAGGACATCATAGTTTCCTTAGTGCTAGTCAATGTCACTGGCTCAATTATGAACCAGAAAAACTCATAGAACGTTTTGAAAATGAGAAGGCAAAACAAAGAGGCACTGAACTTCACGAATTTGCTAGTTTATCTATTCATCACAGAATTAGATTAGAACCAGGTCATACTCATCCTGCTGTTGCAAATTTTGTAAACGATGCTATTGGATATCGTATGGATAGTGAAGTTTTGTTATTCTATAGTCCTTATGCTTTTGGTACTGCCGATGCCATTCGTTATGATCCACCAACAAAAGATAATCCTCGTGGATTTCTTAGGATTCATGATTTGAAGACTGGCAAAACAAAACCAAAGATGGAACAACTACTTGTGTATGCTGCTTATTTCTGTTTGGAGTATGGCGTTAAACCTGAACGAACAGATTTCGAATTGCGTATATATCAAGGCAGCAAAATAGACACGTATATTCCTGAAGCGGAAGATGTATATGATGTCTATAACACAATTAAAGAATTCTCCGCAATTCTTGAAAGAAAACCGGAATAGAAAGGCATAGCATGGATCTGGAAGATTATTATTTAATGCATACAGGTACCCCACACCAAGGTAATGTTCCTCACAGTGGACGCTATGCTTGGGGTTCTGGTGAAAATTCATATCAGCGAGCAACATCTTGGTCGGACACAGTTGCGAAATATCGTAAAAATGGTTTGACTGATACTCAGATCGCTGCTAAACTTGGTATTACCACAACCGAATTTCGTGCTAGAAATACGATTTCTAAACAACAAATTCGATTACACAATATTTCTAGAATTCAAGAACTAGCTGACAAAGGTCTTGGCTCAATTGAAATTTCTAGACAAACTGGTATTCCTGAATCTACTGTTCGTATGAATATGGATGCTTCGGTTAAACAAAAAGTTAATCGTATGGAACAAGTTAAATCTGATTTGAAAGATTTAATTAAAGAAAATCCATATCTTGACGTCGGTCTCGGAGCTGCGCAACAATTGGGTATAAACGAAAATATGCTTAAACGTGCAGTACAACAACTTGAAGCTGATGGCTATCACATGCATAAAGTATATGTGAAGAATGCCACAAACGATGACCATTGGGTTGAAATGAAAGTTTTAACCAAAGAGTCTAATCCTGATATTGTAAGAGAACACAAACACGAAATCAAACCTCCTAATTTATATAAGACTGAAGACGGAACAACTAAATTAGGATTGAAACCGATCGAACATCTTGATTGGAAACGTGTTGGCATTCGTTATGATGAACAGGGCGGAACAGACAAAGATGGTGTCATGGAATTACGTCCTGGTGTTAAAGACCTTGACCTAGGAAATTCTAAATATGCTCAAGTTCGTATCGGTGTTGGAGGAACTCATTATCTTAAAGGTATGGCTGTTTATGGAGATCCGAAAGATTTTCCTAAAGGCGTAGACGTTATATTCAACACCAACAAGAAGCAAGGAACACCGAAAGAAGATGTTCTTAAGAAACTTAAAGATGATCCTGATAATCCATTCGGTGCACAAATTAAACCTAATGGACAAAAAGGTGCTATCAATAAAGTTAATGAAGAAGGTGACTGGGGAACTTGGTCAAAAACCTTATCTTCTCAATTTGTTTCTAAACAACCGCCTATATTGGTTAAAGGTCGTATTCAAAAGACATACGAGAAACTCCAAAAAGAGTTTGATGAAATAGCCAATTTAAATAACCCTGTAGTCCGTAGAATTATGATGGCAGATTTTGCAAATGGTTTAACCACCAAACGTCATAATTTGAAACTCACAGGTTTTGATCGAATGCGTGGTCAAGTTCTGTTACCTTTATCAGGTATAAAAGCTAATGAAATCTATGCGCCAAACTTTAAGAATGGTGAGAAGGTTGTTCTTGTTCGTTATCCTCATGGAGGAATATTCGAACTACCTGAACTCACTGTAAACAATAAGCTTGGCAATGGCCCTGCTAAATTTATGAAGGGTGCTAAAGATGCCGTTGGTATTGATTCGTCTGTAGCTAGCAAATTGTCAGGAGCAGACTTTGATGGCGATACTGTTATGGTTATTCCTAATAATAAAAACGGTATTAAGACAAGTCGTTCTTTGAAAGAACTTAAGAACTTTGATACTAATCAGTATTATTCTCCAGACAAGAATATTCTTAAGCGGGATTCAAAAGGTAACTGGACAATCAAGCAGAAGACAATGGGTGAAGTATCAAACCTTATTACTGACATGACTCTTAAAGGTGCTAGTCAATCTGAGATTGCTCGTGCAGTAAAACATTCAATGGTTGTTATTGACGCCGAGAAACATAATCTAGATTATAAAAGATCGGAAAGGGAAAATGATATCCCCGCTCTAAAAAAGAAGTACCAAGATCACTACGATGTTATATATGGCACTATAAAAAATGGAGCCTCTACTCTTATTTCTAGATCTAAAACTGAGCACCGTACTCTAGAGACATGGTATAAGGATCGAACTCCTGAAGAGCTAGCAGCTAATCCTAGACTTTCTCCTAAGATCAAGAAGACAAAAACTATTTCGACTGATCATGTTGTAGAAATGGTTAAGGATGCTAAGACCCTTGGTTCTGGCACCCCCATCGAAAACATGTATGGTGATTATATCAATGCCCTTGGTAAGATGCGAGACAAAGCCAACAAGGTTGTTGAGTCTTCACCTAACTTAGTAGTTAACAAGGACGCTAAACTGAAGTATCGAGACCAAGTAGAGTCTTTACAACACAAGCTTAATACTGCTTTAGCTAACTCACCTAGAGAACGTCAAGCACAGCTCATAGCTAACAAAGTCATAGCTGAAAAGAGAGATCCTGACATGCAGAAGGACCAACTCAAGAAGCTTAAACAACAAGCTATTGCTGCTGCTCGTCTTCAGACTGGTGCTGATGGAGCTAAGACTCGTATCAACATTGAAGATGATGAATGGAAAGCTATTCAATCTGGTGCCGTTAGTACTAAGATGCTTACTGACATCTTACGCTTTGCTAACACTGATAGAGTCAAACAGTTAGCTACACCTAGAGAAGAGAAGTCTCTTAGTCTGTCTAATGCATCTAGAGCCAAGTCCATGATTCGTAATGGTCACAGCTATGCTGAAGTAGCTGAAGCTTTAGGCGTAAGCATCTCAACAATCCAGAACCTAGTCTAGTAGAAAGGAGAGACAACTGTTATGGAAGATTACTTACAAGCAACAACAGTAGTTGACACAATGTTAACTACATTCGACAATCCATACAATCCTTTCTCCGACTTTGATTCATGGAAGAAGTGGGATGAAGACAATGGTTACTTCACATCAGAACTACTAGCAGCTGTCATCGGCAACACTGATGATGTGTTAGATGAAGTTGAAGAAGCTCAACGTCATGCTATGGCCATCAACCTAATCATTGATGAAGGTCCAATCGAAGATGTTTGGACTGTTTGTCGTACAGATACACAAACACCGATTCGTCTACCAACTTCTGAAAATGAAAAATAAGAAGAATAATTTCACACCCCCCATAGGGGGAGGGTCGCAAAAATTTTCGACCCTTTTGCATCGCCCCACCTCTCTGAAATTTCTCCGGAGTGGTAAAAAGTCCTAAATTGGGATTATTATCTAGGGGCAATGTATGGATAAAGGAGGGTAAACCATGAACAATGAAGTGCAAGAGCATATCAAAGCACTATTAATGTGGTTGATATCTCCTGAGGTACTTAGTCAAATCGGTGTTTACATTGGAGTTGGAGCATCTATTTACAAAGTTGGCATCAAAGCCTTTAAAAAAGTATGGGTCGACTTAGAAGCTAAACAGAATGATGAGATTAATGGTATTAAAAATTCTATTAATGCTCTAACAGTAAGCTTTCAAGAGATGCATAAGAATCAAGAACGAGACTTTCTTAGGCTCCAAATAATCACCGGTATTCATTCTGGTAGATTATCAGAGCAAGAGATTCTTTATCTATATGATCAGTACACTGAGAAAGGATACAACTCGTATGTGTCAAGAATGGTTAATGATTATATAGAAGAACTACACACTTCAAATAAGGAGAACGAGAAATGACATTTTCAGTAGATGATATTATTACATTGGTAACGTTAGTTATCGTGCTTGCTCCAGTAGCACTAAACTTAATTAAGTATCTCGGAGCAGCAACTCACAATAAAGCAGTAGTTACTCTCGCAGATCGAGCTCTAATTATTGTAACCGCTTTGGATAACATGCTTATTGCAAACGATTCTAAGAAAAAAGAAGCTTTGGATAAGCTATTATCTTACGCAGCAGAAACAGGTGTAAAACTTACACCAGAACAAGCGTCAGATTACATCGAACACGCTGTTCAAGAACTCCGCCGTCTTCAGCAATCTCAAACAAAAGAGGTGACTGAAAATGGTACGGAAGAAAAATGATTCTAAACAATTACCTCCGGGCATAACTCCTGAAGGTATGCTAAATAAGCTCACAATGAAAGCATTCGTCGTCGCAAACCAACAGCTTGATGATGGCACAATAGCACCAAGCACTTTGAACGCGTTGTTGCGATTCGGTACCGCTGAGCGTGAGCTACAACTCGAAGCAATGAAATCTAATAAAAAATTATCAGATTCTAAAATCGAATTAATTGAAAGTGAAGTTAAAGGTAAGGGTGATAGCGAAGCTGTAATTGCAGCTATTCGTGGATACGCTCCGTCTGAAGAATTGTGATATGATCCTATTAGGTAAAGATAGAGAACATTTACGAGATCTAAGTTATAAAAAACTTCTCACTTTTGATAATTTTGGTGATAGACTTAATTTTTTATCTCTCATGAATCGAGGTTATAAATCTCCAAGAGAAATTTCTAATGCATTCTACAAATCTAGAATTTGGAGAGATATGCGTGATTATATTATTGCTCGTGATTTGGGGTATGATTTAGGTGTTAAAGATGTTGAAATTAAAGGTCCTCCTTTAGTACATCATATGATACCTTTGTTGGAAGAAGATATATTGGAATGGAGAGAAGATATTATCTTAAACCCCGATCTATTGATCACGACTTCTTATAATACACATAATATTATTCATTATGGATTCGGAAGAGTTCAATCGATGAATTATGTTGAAAGATCTCCTGGGGATACTAAATTATGGTAGGTGAACTATATGACGATTCTTAATGATATTAAGACATCTGTAGATTTCGCTTCCGAAGAAGATACAGGATACGATGATAGATTGTTATTGGAATTGGATGGCATTGTCGGTGAGCTATCTCAACTGACAAATATTCAATTAAATTTCGAGTCTAAAAAAGATGCTGATTGGGAATCTTTAATTCCTAATAAGGATCATAACCTTGTTCGTTTGGTCAAGCAATATGTGCTTGTATCCATTCGCTTGAAGTTTGATCCTCCTGTCGGTAGCATTTTATCTTCACTAGAAAGATCCTTACAATCAACCGCTCATCGTATAATCTTACAAAATAGGGAGGGATCTAATGAATGATGTAGATCAAGATCTTCTCCATGCTATTCAAACTAATAGTTCTGATGATGTTATTGAACATTTCGGAATTAAAGGAATGAAATGGGGTTTTAGACGAAGTCTATCAAAATTGCCGCATTCTAAAGCGAGAATGGCTCGAAAAGAAAGTAAAGCCGCTCGTAAAGCTTGGAACATGAAGTATCACAAACGTCATTCTATGACCGAACACGATCTTCAAGCCGCGACAAGACGACTCCGTTTGGAGAATGATTTCGCCGAACAAGTACGGCGTGCAAACCAAATTGCCGATACCCGTAAACCTAAGAAAGAACATGGTAAGTTTGCTAAAGACATTGGACGATCAGTGACTAATTCAGTTATTGACACCGGTGTCAAGACTATTGTTGGAGATCTTATGAAGAACAAAACGAATAAGTATTCTCCTATAACTAATGTTACTTTAGATCAGCTCCGAAAATTGAAAGACGAAAATCAAGGAGCTATTAATACAGTTCGAGGTATTTGGGGCTTTTAGTTAGGGACATTTTATGGTATTATCTAATAAAGCTTATCCGGAAGAATATATGAAGTTCAAAGAAGCAGTTCTGAGAGGTGAAATTCCGGTTAATCGCACGGTCTCTCTGGAAATGAACCGAATCGACTTCTTAATAGAGTCTCCGGATTATTACTATGACGACAAAGCGATTCAAGGGTTTATTAGATTTTGTGAAAACGAAATGACCCTTACCGATGGAGGAGATGTAACTCTCTTACCATCCTTTAGATTATGGGCCGAATGCGCCCTAGCGTGGTTTTACATTTCTGAGGATAATGTATACAATCCAAAACTTGGTAAATGGGAAATCCGAAAGAAATTCAAGCGTCTCACGAACAGACAGTATCTTATTGTCGGACGTGGTGCTGCAAAATCACTTTATTCAACATTCATGCAAGCGTATATGCTTTTAATTGACACTGCTACGACACACCAAGTAGTTACGGCGCCTACAATGAAACAGGCGGAGGAAATTATGGGTCCATTTAGGACGGCGTTGAGTCGAGCAAAAGGTCCGCTAATTGGTTATATGACCCAAGGGTCTAAAATGACCGGAAATCTAACCAAGAAGCAATTATTAGCATCCACCAAGAAGGGTGTTGAGAATTTTGCAACGAATAGTTTACTTGAGATTCGTCCTATGTCAAGAGACAAGCTACAAGGGCTTCGTTGTAAGTATGCATCCGTTGATGAGTGGCTTTCTGGTGAAGTCAAAGAAGACGTAATCGGAGCTATTCAACAAGGGGCCAGCAAAAACGACAATTATCTCATAATCGCCACATCTTCCGAAGGGACTGCTCGTGATGGAGTTGGTGATACTATCAAGATGGAGCTTATGGATATCTTAGAAGGTCGTTATTTTAACCCTCACGTATCTATTTGGTATTATCGACTCGATGATGTTAGAGAAGTTGCAAATCCTGATTTGTGGATGAAAGCAAATCCTAATCTTGGGGCCACTGTAACATATGAAACTTACAGAGATGAAGTTGAACGTGCTGAAAGTCAGCCGGCAACTCGTTCTGATACTTTGGCTAAACGTTTCGGAATACCAGTTGAGGGTTATACTTTCTTCTTCTTATATGAAGAGACAATTCCACATAGACCACAAAACTTTGATGGATTAGAATGTACATTGGGTGCCGACCTTTCTCAAGGGGATGACTTCTGTGCATTCACATTTTTATTCCCATTAGGACATGGACGATTTGGAGTTAAGACTCGTTCTTATGTTTGTGAATCCAAACTTAGGAAATTGACTTCGGCAATGCGCAATAAGTATGACGAATTGATTTCTGAGGGTACACTTAATGTTATGCCCGGAGTTATTCTTGATATGGAGCAGGTATATGATGATTTATACAACTTCATATACCAACATAAATATACTGTATATGCATTTGGATACGACCCGTATAATGCTCGAGAATTTGTAGAAAGATGGATTCGAGACAACGGAGAATACGGTGTTGAAAAAGTTATTCAGGGTGCTAAAACAGAGTCTGTACCGATGGGAGAATTAAAGAATTTGGCTATGGAACGTATGCTAATATTCGACGAAGAATTGATGAAATTTGCAATGGGTAATACTATTGCTATTCAGGACAACAATGGTAACTACAAGTTATCCAAACGTCGTTCTGACGAAAAAATCGATAACGTTGCTGCGTTAATCGATGCTTGGGTTGCGTACAAACGTAACCAAGACTTATTTGGATAGAAAGGCATATTTAGTTATGGGCACTTTTACCGATGGACTAAAGCATGCTTGGTCTATGTTTAACACAAATTCCTCATCTTTTGTGGAAACCGAAACAGTATTCCAGATTCCTAATGAACCTAGGGCATTGAATCCAAACAATTCAATACCGACTCGGGTTTTCTCTAGATCCGCTATATCATCTATGATTTTTAACCGTATTGCTATTGATGCATCCATGGTGAAATTTCAACATGTAAAGATCGATATGGAAAGAGAAAATCAAGTTGTTTTAAGAAATTCACCGCTTCAACGGTTGTTCGAAGTAGAAATGAATATGGATCAATCCAGTACGGATTTCTTCCACGATCTGGTATACTCGTTATTTGATGAAGGAGTGGTAGCTGCTGTTCCTCTAGAGGCTACCCTTAATCCTACGATGTCTGACTCTTATGATATAAAAGCTATGCGAGTCGGAAAAATACTGGAATGGTTTCCAACTAAAATCCGGGTGAAGATTTATAATGAAGCTAAAGGTCAATTCTCTGAAATAATTGTTCCAAAGAAAATGTGTGCGATTATTGAGAACCCTTTAGCCAATATTTTAGGTAACGAAAATCCTACTATGACTCGGTTGATTCAAAAACTATCTATTCTGGACAAACAGGATTTGGAGTTGATTTCAAACAAATGGAACATCATCTTACAACTTCCTAACCCAGTTAGAAATGATATCAAGCGAAAAGAAGCGGATGCTCGTATCGAAGATATTGAAGGGCAATTGAAAGACTCTAAAATGGGTATTGCATATATCGGTGCTGATGAGAAAATCACTCAGCTAAACCGACAAATTAATTCTAATCTTATGGACGAGGTTAAGTATTTAACCGAAGAATTACTAAGTCAGCTAGGTCTAACAAAAGCAATTTTGGATGGCACAGCTAATGCCGATCAAATGCAAAATTACTACACCAGAACTATCGAGCCTATTGTTACCAGAATTAAAGAAGAATTTCAACGTAAATTCATCACAAAAACTGGATATACACAAGGACATAGAATCGATACATATAGTAATCCTTTCAAACTTGTACCTACAGGTCAATTGGCAACAATTGGTGATTCATTATTGCGAAACCGAATTCTTACATCAAACGAATTTCGTGCTATTATTGGTTATGGTCCGATCGAAGATCCTATGGCCGACCAATTGTTTAACCCGAATATTTCTGATGCAAGACAAGACGTTTCTCTACCTGGGTCTGTCGGGTCCCCTGAAGGCGAAGCTTACTCTGATTACCCTCCTGAGTATAGTGAAGAGAATCTTCAAAATGGCGGCAAATAATTATGGAGGAAAATCATGGAATGAGTAAACATCCCAAGTATGACTTTGCTGGTTACGTAACCCGCAATGATACCCGTTGTACAGACGGTGTTATTATCAGACATGGCGCATTTGCAGCAAACGATGGACAGAAAGTTCCTCTGGTATGGTCTCACGATCATAGTACTCCAGAGAATATTATTGGTCATGTATTGTTGCATAATGCTAATGATGGTGTCTATGGACAAGGGTTCTTTAATAAAACCGAAATGGCACAACAAGCAAAAGAACTTGTTAACCATGGCGACATCTGGCACATGTCTATTGGGGCAAATCGTATCAAACGAACCCCAAGTAATGACGTTATTCATGGAAATATCTATGAAGTATCTCTTGTTGTAGCCGGAGCAAATCCGGGAGCGGTTATTACCGAAGTTCTACAACACTCACAAAATCCCGAAGAAGGAGAAACTATTATCATGGAAAGTGATCAAATCATTCACTCAGCGGACGATGTATTGGTAGGTCAAGAACGTATTAGTTTGTTTGACCGTATTCAACACGCTGACGAAGGAGAAGCTACTGATATCGTTGACGGAGTATTAGCAACACTAAATCCAGACCAACAAGAAGCTGTAGCAATTCTCGTTGAAGCATCTACCGATTCCGCTTTGGAAAACTTCGAAAATGAAGTGGCAGAAAAATTCGATGCTGCTGTCGATACTGAAGTACGTGAAATTCTTCAAGATCTTGCCGAAGGAGACGACGATGAAGAAGAAATTCAACAATCTGCACTAGGAGGAAACACAATGCACTACAACGCATTCCAAAACGTTGCTAACAACACTGATGAAATCCGTCACTCACTTGAGAGTGCTTTCGAAGACGCTAAGAAATCTGGCCGTCGAGTTAGTCAAGTATTGTCTGAAATTCAAGACGGTGATACTTTGCAGCACTCAATGAACAACCTTGACTTGTTGTTCCCAGATCATGCTTTGCAAGGCGGTATTCAAGTACTTTACTCACCAAACACTGCTACTGAACATATCCTTAGCAAAGTTACAAAAGTACCAACTGCGTTCGTCAAGTCTCTTATGACTGACCTTACAAACCTTTCTGATGAACAACTTCGTGCCAAAGGTTATATCAAGGGTAAAGAAAAGAAAGAACAAATCATTGGATTCCTTTCTCGTAAAACCGACCCACAAACAATCTATAAAAAACAATCAATCGACCGCGATGACCTTATTGACATCAGTCAACAATTAGACGTAGCTGCTTTCTTCCGTCAAGAAATGCGTATCAAACTCAACGATGAAATTGCACAAGCAATCATGGTTTCTGACGGACGCGAAACCGGTTCCGATGACAAAATCAAAGAAGACAAGATTCGTCCTATTTCTAAAGACGAAGACTTCTACACAATCAAAGCGAAATACAATCCAAACGCTATGTTGGACGTATTTGAAATTGTTGCTGAACAAAAGACCAAGATGCTTGGTTCTGGAACGCCTACATTGTATGTGAACCCATTGTTCCTTACTAAACTTCGCTTCTTGCGCAACAAGAATGGTAACTGGGTATTCGGTGGACAACAACCTGCTACAAAAGAATACCTTGCATCATTGATGGGTGTTGCTGATATCGTTGAAAGTAACTTTATCAAAGAACAAGAAATGATCATGGTTAACCTTGCTGACTACCAAATCGGTACTAACAAAGGTGGAGAAGTTAATAGCTTCGAAGACTTCGATATCGACTTCAACAAACACAAATACCTTATTGAAACTCGCTTGTCTGGTGCTCTTGTTCGTGCTAAAGCTGCTGTATACTTTACTCCAGATACAACCGTTGCTCCAAAAGCACACCAAGCTGATGTTCAATCACAAGCTGCCGGCGCTCCAGCTGCACGTGCGGTAGTTCCTGGAGGCTAAGAATGAAGTATTCGGGTAATGCAGGTTTTCGATTGGAGGATGTTGAAGTAGAACCTGGTGTCTATGAACCAAAACTTGTTGTTAAACCTATCAAAGGTGACTTGATTAACGATACTACGTTTCGTAATCAAAATAACAGCAAATCAACAATAGACAATGTTCAAATCACCAATCGTCTTTCAATCGTTGCCCATCCATTCTTAATGACTCACATCACAAATTTGTTATATGTTACTTTCATGGGTCAGAAGTGGAAGGTTGAGCGTTATGCTATCAAATCTCCACGGATTATTTTGGATTTAGGAGGATTATATAATGAGCAAGCGAATGCATATCCAGGACTTGCTACAGAAGGCAGTTGATGGTCTTGGAGAACCTTATAAAATCATCTACAATCCAAATGCAAGTAGCAAATTAACATATCCATGTATTCTATATAGACGACATGGTATCCATAAGCGACATGCGGATAATGTAAGATATTATTCTCATGAAACTTATCAAATCACAATTATTGACAAACGTGTGGATTCTCCGATAATCGATGTTTTATTGGATAATCCTCATTGTCGATATCAACATGAGTTCATTGTTGAAAACATGAACCATACTATCTTAGAAATTACAACTGGAGGTAAAGCCTAATGGCAAAACTCGTATTTGACGAAATCGGAAAACGTTTTTATGAAACCGGTGTGGCCGAAGCTGTTCTCTATCCTCAAGATGAAACAGGTAACTATCCTAAAGGTATTGCTTGGAACGGTATTACTGCAGCTAACGAATCGCCTACTGGTGCGGAAGCTAGTGAACACTACGCAGACAACATGCTATACTTCTCAATCACTGGACCTGAGAAATTTGAAGGAACAATCGAAGCATTCAGTTCACCAAAAGAATTTGATAAATGTGACGGTATGGCAGAACCTGTTAAAGGTCTTCGTGCCCACGGACAAGCCCGCAAACCATTTGGATTCGCATTCAAATCAATTTTGGGTAACGACGTTAAGGGTGAAAACTTTGGTTACAAACTTCACCTATGGTACGGTTGTAAAGCTGCGCCATCTGAACGTGCTTACAGTACTGTAAATGAATCACCAGAACCACAAAATCCAAGCTGGTCAGTTAAATCAACTCCGGCTAAAATGGCAGGACAAAAACCAGTATCTGTTCTTACAATCGTTTCAACTGAAGTGGAACCAACTAAGCTTAAGAAGTTGGAAGATGCTTTGTACGGTACTGAAACCGAACAAGCTTACTTGCCGCTTCCAGACAAAGTTAAAGAGCTGTTGTCATAATTAATAAGGAGGTATTCACTAATGCTTAAACAAAAAGTACAATACGAAGATTTCGATGGAGCTACTCAGGTAGAAACGCTATATTTCAATCTCAACCGTATGGAGCTAATTGCTTTACAATCTCGATATGGTAAAGAAGATATGGCTGCTTACATCGATAAACTTGTCGAAGATAAAGATATCGAAAAGGTTTATGAAATCCTTAACGATATCGTTCTAAGTGCTTATGGTCTACGCTCTGAAGACGGTAAACGCTTTATTAAGAATGAAACTATTCGAGAAGAATTCAAACAATCTCTTGCTTATGAAGCATTGATTGAAGATTTCCATGACGAAACTCGTAAGGTCCTTGAATCATTTATCGTTGGTATCACCGCGCATATTCGTGGCATTAATAAAGCTGCGAACGCTGTTCAGTAAAATAGGTGAGGGTATGTATTCTACATATCCTCCTTATTTTAAATTTTTTGAGGTGTGAAATGGGACAAGAATTCTTAACTATTCGTTTGGATGATGCTGAATATTGGGATGAGGTCAAAGAAGAATTTATTTCCAATCCGGGTAAAGAGGTGACTTTTAGATACACCCTTAAAAATTTGGACAAATGGGAAAGTAAATACAAAAAGAAGAATTATTGGATTTTATACAAATCATCTGCGATGAAGATTTAGACATAGGAATGTTATCCCAAGAAAATATGGAAGAAATTTTAAGGTATCTCAAACATACTCCATCCGCAACGGTACTTCCAAAAAGTAGAAATTCTGGGACTGGATATTCTAGGAAAAAAATTTTCACGTCTGAAATAATTTATGGATACATGGCTTTAAATCATATCCCTTTCTCTTGGGAGGATAGAAATTTAAACAAACTGATAATGCTTCTGAATTGTGTTGGCTCGCTTCAAGAACCTCCGAAAAAAATGTCAAAAGCGGAAGCTATGGAAGAGCATCGTCGAGTTGTTCTTGAAAACAGAAGAAAGCAAGAAGAGTGGATGAAGAAACAACAAGAGAAGAAGGTATAATCAATGAACATATCAGTTTCTGGAGATTTTGGACATTTAGAAAAGTTTTTAACAAGACCTAGAACTACAAATATGGATGTTTTGGGAAAAGCTATTGTTAATGCGTTGAGGGATGCCACTCCTAAAAATTCTGGAAAAACCGCCAACTCCTGGGGGTATCGAGTTATCCCTACAGCTCAAGGTCAAAATCTAGAAATCTATAATACAAATTTAAATAACGGGGTTAATGTTGCTATGCTTATTCACTATGGCCACGGTACTGGTACAGGAGGGTATGTACCGCCAAGACCATATATTGACTCCGCTATTAATTCTGTTTATAAGAAAACTATCGATAAGGTACTTGAAGATTATTTTAAATAGAAAGGACTATTATGGATTATATTTCAATTCAATCTTCCAAAGATGTTATAAAGCATTTTGGAATTAAAGGAATGAGATGGGGTCATCGCAATCGTAGGGAACATCTAATCAATAGATATATGAACAAAGGTTACGATCCTCATACTGCAACATCCAAAGCTGAAAAACGTCTAAAAACCGAAAAGTATTTGAAACGTGCCGCTTTAGTGGGCGGTGTTGCTTTAGGCGCTTATATGGGTTATAAAGGCGCAAACTATATAATTGACCAACATCGGGCTAAAGAGATTGCTCGTGGTCTTAAGAAAATGAATGCCATACGAGAGTCTAATTCCGTAGTCAAAAAAGATAAATTCGGCAAACTTAAATCTGCAGGAAAACATCTTGCTGATAAGGTAAAAGAAGTTCATAGAAAAGACACCGAACGATTTACTAGACGAATGGACGAAGCACTACTTAGAGATGCTGCTAAGAAAGTTGCAAAACAAAAAGCCGCCAGCGATTACGCGGATAATATTCTCTCCATTGCTCAAAAGAAACCTGGTATTCTAGGTCGACGTAAAATGGAGTCTATCGGAACCACTAAAAGCAAACTAGGTAAGATTGCTGAAAATTTCGCAAAAGCGCAATCACAAGTTAGAACAAATTCTAAAGCAATTGATAAAATCGATATGGAAGCTTTGGAAAGAGTTAAGAAACTTATGAAGAAATAAGAAAGGTAAACTATGGCAGGATACGTAGATGAAAAAGTAGCTAAAGTCACCTTAGACAATAAAGGCTTTTCTAAGAATGCCGACGAAGCGATAGCCGCAATTAATCGATTGAAGGAAGCTTTCGCTAAAGTAAATGGTAAGGACGCTACTAAAAACATAGCCTCAGATATGTCGACCATGAATGACACAATTTCAAAATCGACACAAAAATCTGAGGGGTTACTATCTCGCCTTAGAGGAATTTTCTCACGAAGCACTCAAGACATTGATATGTCCGGAGGTGGACGGTCTATTGATAGAATGAATACCGACATTGCTAGCAAAACCGCTAACACGTCATCAATTCTATCCCGTCTGAAGGGTATTTTCCACAAGGCAGATACCCACGAAGGCTTTCCCCCCTCGCTTCCGTCTATTGATGTGTTACATTCTAAGAT